ATTTTCTTGATTCTAATGATATTCCGTCTTTGTGTGAACATATAACTTTCCGCGCTTTGCGCGATGGCTGTTATTACGGGATTTTATTACCGGCCGATAAGAAAAGAATTGTACTTTTAGACTTACCAACTATATATTGTACCTCACGTTTTAAAGATAAAATGGGAAATGATATTATCGAATTTGATGTCACTTATTTTGACACAATTCTCGATGCTGAGGCTCGCAAGGGCGCGCTCAGAGTTTATCCTAATGTTATTTCTAATTGGTATAGACGTTATAAAAATGGAAAAGTAAAAAGTAGATGGGTTTACGTTCCAGCTGAAATTGGAGTGTGTTTACCATTTCTTGATGGTAAACCTTCATTTTTAAATGTTATTCCCGCGGTTATGGAATATGAAAAAGCCAAAGAAACCGATAGGGAAAGAGATTTAGAAGAAATTAGAAAAATTATCGTTCAAAAAATACCCCATTTACAGGATGGCGGTTTATTGTTTGAGCCAGATGAAGCTGCAGAAATTCATAAGGGTACTGTTAAGATGATGAAAAGTAATCCGAACGTTAGCGTCTTAACAACTTATGCTGATGTAGATGCTATTGTATCTAAGACTACAAATGACAGCACAACTGCATCTCTCCAAGCTGCATTGGATAATATTTATTCAGAGTCGGGTACGAGTAGCAATTTATTTGGTACGGATTCTAACCTCGCATTAGAGACGTCATTAAATAATGATTTAGCATTAATGATGACGTTTGCTCATAAATTAGAGCGATTTATAACATATATAATTAACGAAAATTATTCTAATTCAAATATTAGTTTTAAATATACTATTTTGCCTATTACTTATTATAATGTTAGTAAGTATATAGATACGACTTTCAAATTGGCGCAGTCGGGATATAGTTATTTATTACCAGCTTTAGCATCAGGATTCTCGCAAAAAGAGTTTACTAATATTAAAGACTTGGAGAATAAATTGCTTAAACTTGAAGATAAGTTAACCCCGCTTCATTCTTCGCATACTGAGTCTGGTAATAAAACTGGGCAAGTTGGTAGACCAAAGAAAAATTTAGAAGATATGAGTGATAAGACGGCGGCCAATCAAGAGTCATTAGATAGAGGAGGTTCTTCAACGAATGGCGGTGAATAAAGATGCATTATCTAAATTCTCTGTTGTTGTTTATGGAGACATCCACCAATACAACCAAGTTCTTTCTCAGGCTAGGTGTCGTATTTTCTATAAGGGCGCGAATAGGAATGGGACTTATATAACGGATGAATTTGCCGAGAGTCTTATTTCTACTCTTCCTTATGTACCTGTAAAGGGTATTTATGATAGTATGGCTGGTGATTACACCGATCATGGTAGAGAAAGATATGAGGGTCGTATTTATGGAGTAGTTCCAGAGAATCCTAATTTTGCTTGGGAAACTCACTTAGACGAAGACGGAGTTCAAAGAGAGTATGCTTGCGTAGATGTTTTATTATTTACTGGCATTTATCAAAAGGAAGCTCTGCAAATTGTTGGTAAACAACAATCCATGGAACTGTATAAAGATTCTATTGAGGGAGATTTTCAGTTCATTAATGGGCAGAAATATTTTGTATATACAAAAGGTAGCTTCTTAGGACTCCAAGCCTTAGGCGATAATGTTGAACCCTGCTTTGAAGGCGCGGCATTTTATAGTTTATTTGAGTCTTTACAAGGTTTACTCGATCAAATTAAACAGTTTGATTTAGATAGTAAAAAAGACAAAGGAGGAAAAGAAATGACAATTGAGATGTTTAAAATTTCTGACAATCAGAAATATAATATGATTTGGTCACTTCTTAATCCAAATTTTAATGAAGAAGGCGGCTGGATGATGAACTATGGCATTGATTGTGTATATGACGATTATGCCCTGGCTTATAACATTGCCGAAGGACGTCACGAACGTGTATACTATACGAAAGATGACGCAACAGATTCATTAGAACTTGGTGAAAAAGAAGTCGCATATATTGTTGACATCAATGAAGCTGAAAAGACAGCCTTAACTAACTTAAGAGTTATGAATGGCGAAACTTTTGAAAATGTTGATGAAAAATTTAGTCAGATTGAAACTTTAGAAAATGAAAAAGTTGAATTTAATCAGAAAATTGAAGAGCAGAAAACTACAATTGCTACTTTAACTCAGGAAAAGGAAAATCTTGGTACTGAATTAGAACAAGTAAAAACTTCTTTTACTGAGGCTTCTGAAGAAAATGCCAATTTGACGAATGAACTCGAAGAACTTAAAAACTTTAAACACCAAATTGAGGTAAACGAAAAGAACGATGTAATCGACGCTTATGTTGACCAACTTGATGCGGAAGTTCTCAATGGGTTCAGAGAAAAAATTGATGAATTTACACAGGAAGAATTAGGAAAAGAGTTAGCTTTTGCTTTAGTAAAATCTAAACCATCTCTTTTCAACAATGATCCTGGGAATGGTTTTGTACCAAAGGATGAATCAACACCAACTGGAATTGAAGCTATTCTTAGTAAGTATAAAAAATAATTTTATGGAGGATTAATTATGGCTTTCAAAAGAATGGTAATTGACGGTTATGGTCAATTAGAATTAAATAATGTAGCCTTCCGTAGAGACGGTCGTATTGAAGCTCAGTGCGCGCTGGATGCGACTGATTTCGCAAGTGTTCCTGCTGAAAACGGAATGTTACTGGCTGTAGATAGAACTGCGAGAACAGTTAGATTCTGCGAAGCCGATGAAGAGCTGCCGATCGCACTGAACTATACTACAGAACATATGTATGATGAAAGAGCTAATGCTCTGAAAGACTTCGCATTAGAAAGAGGAACTTTCCTTCCGAGACTTGGATACCTGTCAGTAGGTGAACTGTTCACGACTAACTGCGTTGGTTATGATAGCGAAGATTTTGCTGATGATGAAGCTCTTATTGCTAAACTGGAGAAAATTGGTGCTGCTACTAGCCCAGCTGTTATTTACGGCGGAATCAGTGAAGAGGGCGCTATCAAGCTGAGTGAAACAGCTCCTACGGTTGGTCCGGTTCTTCTGGCAGTAGAGTATACGACAATGCCGGATAATACGCCGGGAATTAAGTTCCAGGTAGTGAGTGCATAATTTAAAGGAGGAAATAGATATGACTATACAAGAACTCAAAGAATTAGCTGTTTATGCAGCAAAGAATGAGGCTCCATCTAATTTCTCTGTAGATAACGTAGATGAGGCACTCGTTGATGGACTGAGAGAACTGGCTGGTTCTGTTAATCAGTTTATGAAAAATAGATATGATATTTATGATATCATTATTGAAGCTGTAGACGAAGTTCTGCCGAAAAAGGTTATTGATGCCGTTGGTATTTTCGCAGAAGTTCAGACTGTTCCGCAGGGACAGAAAGCTCTGTTTAGACAGAGATTAGGTAGAGCAAGAGCAAGAAAGTTCCTTACACAAGTTGGTCTTTCTGGTGTGTACGAGACATTCCGTCTTGATAATAGCACATTTGAAGTTTCTGCTCATGCAATCGGTGGAGCTTGCACAATCGACTTCGAAAGAATGTTAGATGGTGCTGAAAATATGGCAGAGCTGGTTAGCCTACTTACAGAAGCTCAGACTGATGCTGTTTATCAGGAAGTTCAGAGAGCGCTGAAGGGTGCGCTGAATGCACAGGGTAGACCTCCGGTTAATAAGGTTTCTAAAAATACTTTTGTTGCTGATGACATGGTGAAGCTGGTAAATGTTGTTAGAGCTTATGGTAATGGCGCCGTAATCTTTGCACCGCCGGAATTCGTTGCTGCTATGGGTCCGGATTGCATTATTCCGGTTTCGACAGCTGGCGTTCAGGGTGTTTACCATCCGCAGGATATTGATGCTATCCACAACCAGGGTTACATCAACATCTTCAGAGGAACTCCGATTGTTATGATTCCGCAGTCATTCGTTGACGAAAACAACGTTCAGACTTGGATTGACCCGCAGATGGCTTATGTACTGCCGACTGGTGGTGAAAGGGTTGTTAAGGTAGTCTTCGAAGGAGCTACTCAGATTTATGACTTCCAGAACAGAGATCAGTCAATGGAAATCCACACATATAGAAAGCTTGGTACTGCTATTCTGACACCCCACAACTGGGGTATCTATCAGAATACTGGTATTACTCAGACTTATAAGGAAATGTATCCGAACGTATAAGTTTTATAATTACGGGGAGGAGAGGTACTCTCCTTCCCTTTGATTTTTTTTAAAGCGAGAAAAGGAGTAGTTTTATGGAAAAGAAAATTAAAGTTAAAAATTTAGTTAATGGTAGAGTTGGTATTACCTTACCAGATTTAAGACTTAATGTAAATTGGGATAGAAAAGGTCAGACGAGAATGATTGACTTTGATACATTACAAGAAGCTCTTTATGATTATGGTACTGAGTATATGTTTAAAGAAGGCATGCTTGGTATTGATGATATGGAAACTAAAATTGCATTAGGTCTTGAACCAGAGGGCGCAACTGAGCCGCAGTTTATTAAAGTTTTAGATGATGATCAGATGAAACGAATGATGACAGTAATGCCTATCTTTGAGTTTAAAAAGGAAATTGAGACAGTTCCGAGAGAACAGGTTCTTAATCTGGTAGATTTCGCTGTTCAGAACGAATATAGCGATATTAAAAAATGTGATGTACTTAAAGAAATTACAGGTATTGATGTTATCAGCGCCATTAGACTAAATAGAGAGGATAAAGAACCAATTAAGGGGGAATAATAAATGGCCTCAGTTCATGATGTTTATGACGCTTTTCTAACAAAAATGTTAGAAGATGAATGGTTAAATTGGACAGATGAAGAGAACGAAGTCGATTGGAGAGCTTTGTTAGATAGTGCCATTCCGTGGTTTAAATTTCCTCGTTGCAGCTTAGAGATCGATGAAAACGGTAATTTCGTTGATCCTAATATTACTAATGTTGAAATTCAGATTTTAGCTACTTATATGAAATGTGAGTGGCTAGATAGAACTATTCTAACTTGGGAAAACGTAAAACCTTTGTATGTGGAAAGAGACTTTTCGCAAGCAAATTTAATTGATAAATTAAAACAACTTCTTGAAAGAGAGGAATATAAGGCTCTTAAATTAGAAAGGGTTTACTATCGTTCTCGCAAAGGTTCACCTTTCGACTTCACGCAATTAGCGGGAGATTAAAATGGAATATATCTCAGAAGTAAAAGAAGGTTATTCAAATAAGCTAAAGAATAAACTATTTGGTTTACTTTGCGAATTTGAAAAAAACAGAGAGTGGGAAAAATTTCTCGATTCTATTTTAATTGAATTGCAAGGTTTTGATGAAGATGAAAAGACTATAAATTATTATATTCTATATCATAAAATTGCATCATTACGTTATTTAAGGTATGAATATTTTAGGACAACAGTTTTTGATTGTATGTCCTTATTATCAAATATGGGAGGTTAAGCTATGGGATATTATCACGACGTATATTTAAAGCGTCTTAATCGCTACGGCGTAGATTTCCAATCCCGTATGCAGCGCCAGCGTGAAGAGAACTTTGCTTTACAGTTAAAAAAATCAATTTTTTATACCACTTTTAGAATTGATGGAGAAGAAGAACGACACGAAGGTGAATTGACCCCGCGCAGTCAAAATGAGACAAAAACAATGCAGTATTTGTTAACCGATGTTCATTTTGATATGGACGCTGGAACTCTTATTTGGGTTCCAGATAAAAATGGGGTAGAACAGCCATGGCTTATTTACTTTTTAGAAAGCAGAAAAGCTAGTGGTTATAATAGATATATTGTTATTGAAATGACTCATTATCTGACTTGGACGGATAGAAAAGGAGAGGAACAACATTGTTGGGCTTACTTCTATGGACAAGAAGATAATATGTTAAAGGATGAACTTAAATCAAGAAGTCGTTCAAGAACTTTATATACTGAAAATTTAAAATTAAGCTTTTTCATTACGGCTATGAATCCGAACATCCGTAAGGATGATTACTTTGAAGTTGAATTCGGCGGCTTAACTGAAGCTTATGTCGTAACAGGGTATGATATTCATTCTAATCCTGGTGTTGAATTTGTATCAGTTGATCCGCAGTATATTCGTGATTTAACTCCTCCGCCTAAACAAACTCCGGAAGATAGTGACGAGGACTTCTTCTGGATTAATAAGGGGGTGAAAGATTAATGAGCGTAAGAAATTTAGCTGATATTGGTATTAATGGACAGAAAATTGTTAGTCGATTAATGGCTAATCAAAATTTAGTAAAATTACTTTATTATACAGATAAAGACCCATTAAGTCAACCAGATTTAACTGAAGAACAGTTAAAGAATGAAGTTTTTGAAAAGCTTATAAAAATAGTCCCGAGAGTTGGCCCAAAGGAGACATCTCACTCGATTATTTCCGTGCGTTTTACGCGCGGGCGCCAAAACATTGTTAATAATGAATTTAAGGATGTTACGGTAAGTATTGAAGTATTTGTTCCATTAACTCAGTGGATTATTAAGAACTCTAATTTGCGACCTTTCGCAATTATGGGTGAAGTGCAGAAATCTTTAGATGGTAAGAAGATAGATGGTTTAGGTAAAATGACTGGTGGCGATTTTGACTTAAACTTTTTAACAGAAGAAATTTCTGACTATGAGCAGGTTTTCAGATTAACTTCTTATGATTAATGATAAAATCTTTTTAGGCTATCCAATTCCATTTAAAGATATATGCCACATTTATCCTCCAAAGGTTAAAGATATAGTTGGTAGCGATGAGGCCGTACAATGGCAAGCATTGTTTACAATGTCGCAAGAAGAATTGGACGATGCTTATAGGAATGAGGATAAGACAGTAGTGACTCCGAATCCTTTTACTTATTTATTACTAATGTATTATAGTGAAGAGGATAAGCGGCCACTTGTATTAAATGGTTTTAAACAACTTCTGCATGAGCCAGTAACTATTATTCCTGAAATGGAAATAATTGTTATAGGTGTTGAAGAAGAGAATTTAGACCCAGATGTGCATTTGGTTGAACCAAGATTATTAAATACTGAAAATTATTTTGATTTTCAGAATCTTGTAAGAGACGCGATGGGATTGAATAGGGTTGAGCCACCAGATCCAGATGAAGACCCAAGAGTTAAACGAATTAAGGCAAAATCTCGTTATAGAGAAAAAGTAAAGGCAAAAAAGAATCTTGGGCCGAAATTTGGAACCTTGCTTGCCGCAATTTGTTGTATGGGTATAGGACTTAATCCACTTAATATTGGAGAGATGAGCTATGCCAATGTTGTCTGGCTAATTGAAATGTATCAACAGAAAGAAGCGTATGAAATAGACATACGTTCATTGTTAGCCGGCGCGGATAGCAAAAAAGTGAAACCAAAATATTGGATTAAAAATTTGAAATAATATGGGAGGCTATTAATATGGCAACAAATATTCTTGATAAATATGGTATCAAGGAAGTAGCTGACGTTATGTTCTATGAGTTAGACTCAAAGGGCGCACCTTCCGCTCCTGTTCTGTATCTTGATACTTTAAAAGTTTCAACTATTGAACAGTCCGCTGAAACAGTAGACGCTACTGGTGGAAAAAGTAACGTTAAATTACTGACTTGGGATACTAATAAAGAATTAACTCTTACGCTTGAAGATGCTTTATTTAGTCCGAAATCTTTAAGTATTATGTTTGGTGGTACTATTACTGAGACTAACGACAAGCAAGAAGTATTAAAAACTTTAAAAATGGCAGATTTCGGCGCAGTAAGTGGAGAAAACCAAACTAAAACAGCTACTTTTAAATTAAAAGATCAGCCTTATTTTATTGATGTTAATTTTGTTTCTTGGTATAAATATGTAACTCCAGAAAATGGCGGCACTCCGGAAATTACTCCTATCAATATGGGAGCAAATTCTACTTATGACCAAGTAAAAGCTGCTGGAGCAGAATGGGGTACTTTTGATCTTTTAGATGCTACTACTGTAGCTGGCGGAAGTGTTTCTGCTGTATCTAAAGGAATGGAAATCGACATCACTGCTGAATTTAATGATAATACTTATTATATTACTGGCGATACTTATGCTAGAAACTATGAATCTGGTAAAGATGAATTCTTACAGTTCATTGTTCCAAAGGGCAAAGTTTCTGCTGAAGACGTTTCGCTGACAATGGAAGCTGATGGCGATCCTGCTACATTCTCAATGACAGTTAACTGCTTAAAGGCTAATGATGGTTCAATGCTTAAACTGGTTAAATATACACCTGCTGGTACTATGTCTGCTAGTGGTGGTAACAAGGGAGTCGCTTCTGTATTAGATGAATACAATGATGACTTAACTCTTAGAGCGCCTTGGACTAATCCAAATGCAGTAGTTACTGGAAAGAGTAAAAATGATGCAATTACTCCACCAGCTAATTCTTAATTAAATAGATAATTAATTGCGGGGTGGCGATGTGGTATGCGCTGCCTCGCTTTCTTTTTATAGGAGATAAAAGGCATGGGACAAGAATTCGGAATGAAGGAATTGTACTTTGCTCAACTAAAAACCACTTCTAATATAGAGATAGATGGAAATTATTTAGCTCCTGGCGAAGTGATTGCGACTTTTGATAAAATTCAGATTTCGCATTTCAAGGAGATTGAACAATATATAGCTGCGACCGGCGGCTATGAAAATCGCGAGAGAGTTATATGGCGTCGTCCTAAAGAATTAGATTTGGTTTTTACGCAAGGTATTTTTAATAAAACTCAATTCGCTTTAATGACCAATGCGCGGTTGGGTAAACTGACAAATGAAATGTTAGGAATTGGTCAAAGGGATATAGTTGAAACTGATGAAAACGGTATTCTCACCCTAACTCATGCCCCATATCGAGGAAAACCTATTTTTATTTAAAAATAGAAGATGGGGAAAAAGTTTTAGATTGCTCCATGTATAGTGAAAACCAAATACAAACCTCTTTACCTTATACTGATGTAATTGTAGATTATACTTACGTATACGATGCCAATGTTTCAGAATTGACTATAGGTCAAGAAATGATAGATGGCTTCCTTACTTTTGAAGGAAGAACGCGAGTAAAGGATGATATAACAGGTGATACAAGAACGGGAATTATGAAAATTCCCAAACTTAAATTAACGTCTGATTTATCTATAAGTTTAGGAACCAACGCGAACCCTCAAGTGGGAAAGTTTGACGCAAAGGCGATGCCAATAGGAGATAGGGGACAAACGAGGTTAATGGAGTTTTACTTTTTAAGTAATGATATAGATAGTGATTTTTAATGACGTTAATTTATTAACGTCATTTTTTATTGACTATTTGGAGGGAGAGAAATGTCTGATGCTACTGCTACACTACGAATAAAAACTGTAATGGATAGCTCTGATGCCATATCTAATATAGGTCAACTTCAGAAAAGATTAGAGTCATTAAAATTACCAAAAAACCTGACTGAAAAAGCTCAGGCTGGTTTTGACGAATTAAAAAAGACGGCAAGGGAATATCAAGAGTTAGTTGATAAACCTAAAAAGTCTAATGCCGATTTAAATAGGATAGACCAACTTGGCACCCAGATGAAAAAGCAGTTTGCGGATGTTGAAAAATACATTCGTAATATTGATTTTAGTAAAATTGACTATAGCGAATTAGATTCGCCAAAATTAGATGAAGTCAGAAACAAAATTGAAGAAATTATTAATTCTTGCAAGCGCTTGGCAAAAGATGCCTTTCAAGGCGCGGGATTGACTGACGATCTGAATAAGCCTATTGGCAAATTAAAAGAGTTACAAGATGTAGCTGATAAGATGACTGCTCGAAAAGGTAAAAGACTTTTTGAAGGACTTATTGGCGATATAAAAACTGGTGATATTGATGCTGTTGTCGCGAAAGTCAAAGAAATTAAGACTTACATGAATCAGCAGAAAGGTGCATCTAAACAGTTTAAAGAATATGCAGAAGCGAAGCCAATTATTGAGGCTTTACTTAATACTTTTCGTGAAATGAAACCTTCCTTAGATGAGATTAATTCTTATGCGGGTCAAGCTGCAAAAGAAGTCGACCATCTTGGAGAGGAGTTTAATGAGGTTGGAAGAGCTGAACTTGATAGAGTTGGCGCTGAAATGCGCGAGATTGGTGATTATACCAATCAAGCAGCGCATGCCACTAATACTTGGGCAAATAGCTTAGGAACTGCTGCACATAAACAAACTGAAATGCAGCAACAAGTTCAAAATTTACAACAGCAAATTAAAAATTATTTTGGACTTGATGAAGTTTTCAGAAAAATTGGCGACCTCGCGCGCGAAGCTATGGATACCGTTAAAGAGCTTGATGCTGCTATGACGGAAACTGCTGTTGTTACCAACTTTAGTGTTAGTGATATGTGGGATATGCTTCCAACATATACTAAAAATGCTAATGCTTTAGGTTCAACAATTGCAGATGTATATAATGCTGCCACACTTTACTATCAACAGGGTTTAACTACAAGTCAATCAATGGCTTTAGCTAATGAAACTCTGAAAATGGCGAGAATTGGTGGAATCGAAGCAGCTGAAGCAACGGATATGATGACTGCCGCGCTCCGTGGTTTTAACATGGAAATCAATCAGGGGTCAGCTCAAAAGATTAATGATGTCTATTCAAAACTTGCTGCTATTACTGCTGCAGATACTAAAGAAATTGGTTCTGCGATGGAAAGAACAGCTTCAATTGCGTCATCAGCTAACATGGACTTTGAAACCACTTCTGCGTTCTTATCACAGATGATTGAGACTACAAGAGAAGCTCCTGAAAACTTGGGTACTGCAATGAAAACTATTATTGCTAGATTCCAAGAAATGAAGCAAGACCCAAATTCTCTTATTGACTCTGAAGGTCAAGCTATGGACTTTAACCGAGTTGATAAGGCATTAAAAACTATTGGAGTCTCACTTACTAATGAGAAAAATGAATTTAGAGACTTAGATGATGTTTTCTTAGAAATTTCCTCACGTTGGGATGGATTAACACAAGCGCAACAAAGATATATCGCAACAATTGCTGCAGGTTCTAGACAACAGTCTCGTTTTATTGCTATGATGCAAGACTATGATAGAACATTAGAACTTGTTGATGCAGCATATACAGCTGAAGGCGCGGGCCAGGCTCAGTTCGAGAAAACTTTAGAATCTATGGATTCTAAATTAAACAAATTAAAAAATGCTTGGGATCAGTTCGTAATGGGATTGATGAACGCCGACTTCTTAAAAAAAGGTGTTGATGTCGCTACTGGTTTTTTAAGTGTTTTTGAAAAAATTATTGACACAGTTTCAAAAGTTGGAATTATTGATCCATTTCAAGGTATTATTAAATCTGCTTTAACTGCTACAGCAGTATTTGGTGGTTTACTTGGAATGAGTAAACTACTTATGGCTGCAGTCGGTAAATTTGCTGGTTCTGTATTAGGTGACGAAGTAAATAATCTTAATACACCACTCGGAGTATTAGCGAAAAAGCAAAATGCGAAGACCCAAGAACATAGAGAAAATTTAGCTGCACTTACTGAACAGAATAAACGTAGACAACTTCAATCTAGACAAGAATTTTATAATGCCGCCCAACAAACCGATGGTGGTTTTATAAAATCTATATGGGAAGGAAAAAAGGCTCAAAGAGCCTTCAATAAAGCATCTAGAATTAATTTAAAAGGTATTAATATTGGTCCGCAATTAGAACGAGAATTTATGGCCGCAGCTAGTAGAGCTAAATTAGATGAAGCGGGCATGAAAGCGGCCCAAGAATTTATTCAAGGGATAAATAAAGGACTTGAAAGTGGAGATATTAAGGCAGAAGAAGCTATAGAGCAGGTAAAAGCTGAGGCTGCAAAAGGTTATTCAAATGAAGAAGGAATTAATACTCCTTTAAGTGTAGATTTTACTTCAACTGGTTTAGATAATGCTTCAAATGCTTTTGATAAAATTGGAGCTTCTGCTCAGAGCGCTGGTTCAAAGATTAGTTCTTTTGGAATGACACTATACGGCACTCCACTACAACCTTTTGGTCAAGCATTAGATTTAGTTGGTAGAGGGTTAACAGCTATAGGAGATCTTTCTTCTGGTGCTAGTGCAGCATTAAGAGTTTTCCAGGGCGCTATGGTTCTTGGAACTGTAGCTACAAGTGAAAACACTTCTGCTTTAGTTGCCAATGAAGCAGCAAGAATTGCAGAAGCTGAAGGAATTAGTATTTTTGCTGCTGCTCAAAAATTAGCTAATCTTGGACAAGAAGAAGGGGCAGCTGCTGCTTATGCTGCAGCACTTGGTTTAGAAGCAGAAGCTGAAGCTGCATTTACCACTGCTGCAGGAGAAGCCGCGGTGGCGGCTGGTTCTACTGGAGTAATTGCTGGAATTAAAGGAATTACTGCAGCATTACTAACATCTTCTTTAATGCCTTTCGTTGTTGGTTTAATGGCTACCGCTGCAGCAGCAGCTATAGTTTATAAACTTGCTACTGCCGGTCAAAAAGCTTTTGAACGTCAAGGTGATGCTGCAGCACAAGCATCTCAAGATCTAGATACTTGTAAACAAGCTCTTGAAGCAGTTATTAATGATTTAGATGAACTTAATCAAAATGACGAAGCTCTTGATGGACTTATCAAAGGAACAACTGAATGGAATAATAAACTATCAGAAGCTAATGCCCATATCATTGAGATGATGCAGCATTATAAAACTCTCAATGAAATGGACAAAAATGGTGAATATAAATATGTAAAAACTGATGAAGATGGTAGAATGTCCATTACTAAAGCTGGACAAGAAGCCATTAAAAAAGAATATCAAAATGCCGTTAATTTAGCAACAGCTAATAATGCCGTTCAAGGTGCTTTATATAATAATATGAAGGATAAAAGATCGGCAGAATATAAAAAAAATCAAAAAATTATTGCTAGCCGTAATGTCGGATCAGATGAATATCAACAGGCGCTTCTACAAAATAAAAACATAGAGCAAACGAATGAAGCTAGATTAGAAAACGCTTGGAAAACTGGTATTCATGCCGCAATTTCTGATAAAGGTTTTACAGATACTTCTGCGATTGAAAAAATATTAACTGATCAAAGAGAAGATTTAGTTAGTGCTGTTACATTAGGGTCTAAGAAAGAGAATAAACAGTCTTATGCAGATTTAATGGATTATGAATGGGTTAAAAAAGATACCTATAAAGATGCACAAGGCAATGAATTAGAAATTGATTATGACACTGTAAAAGAAATGCTTCCTGAACTTCAAGGTTTGAAAGAAGCTCAAGATAGAGCCAGTGAGGTTCAGCAAGGATTAATTTCTGCCCAAAATTCATATAACGAGGCTATTAAAACTAGTGGTAATGAAGGTTTATACGTAACTGGTAAACAAGCTAAAGAAGATAGTAAGTTAACAAAAGGCATACAGGAAGGTCAGGCATCTATTATATCTGATATTCTGAGTGCTAGTGCCGATGCTGATATTAATGCAGTTGATGCTTTTATTAATGCTGAAAAAGGAAAGAAATCTGGTTTAGATATCTTCCTAGACCAATTCCAAAAAAATAATGAAGAAAATAGAAAAACTTTATCTCAATTAACTGGAGAAGATGTCACAAAAGATAATTATAAGAGTATTTTAGCAGATTTTGAAGCGCAGCTTAGAAAAAATGCTGATGCTATGTTTGAACAGCAAACTAAGGCCATTCAGGGCGCGGCTGGTATATTAGATGCTTCAAACTGGCAGCAAGGCGCGAAAGAAGTAACAGAACAACAATCTGATGCAGAAATAAAAAATATTTTAGATCAAATGACTCAATCACAAATTAGCATGATGAATGAAACATCAGAAGCTATGAGTGATAATTTGAATAGTAATATTGCCCAAAGTTATGCTAAAACTGTAGCTAATTTAGTAAAAGAAGGCAAAGGTGATGTTGCAACAGAATTTCAAGAATCATTAGCTAATGTAGATTGGTCTAGTGGTATATCATCATTAGAAGGAGTTAATAAAGCGCTTGAAAAAGGCGGTGACGATGTAAAAGAATTCGGTGACGAATGGGAGAAAAATGGCGCGAAAGCCATGGCTACATCAACGGCTTTACAAGAGGTCTTTTCTTCTGATGATTTTATGGATATTGAAGAAGACTTGATGAAAACTTCTAAAGAGATGGGAGGTTTAGATGCTTCCGCAATTATGGAAGCAGCTGAGTCAAGCTCAACTTTACAAAGATATTTAGATGCAACTGGTGGCAGCGCAGAAGGTGTTGCTAGAGCTTTTAATTTAATACATGATCAAAATTTAGGAATAGATTTAACTGATTTAACTCCATCTGTTGTTGCAGCAGCTAATGCTATGGAACAGCTTTCTGTCAGTGCCGGTAGAGCTGATAAGATGATAGAAAATCTTGAAATTAAAAACGACACTGGTAAGTATGCTGATGCTATAGATTCCCAAAAAGAAGCCATTGATGAAATGATTAAGAATGGCGAGTATGGTAATGAGGGAGTTGAACAAGTTTTAAAACAAACTTTTGGACCAGAGAAATGGGCTGAAGCTTATAGCGATGGCAAAAAAGGTATTCAAGAATTATATAATAAATATACAGAAGTAGCCAAAACATCCGCATCAGATATCGCTAGCTTGTATAAAAAAGGCGATTCTGTGGATAAAATGATAACTAAGATCGCTGATCATTATAAAGTATCTGAAGAATACGCTGATATATTATTACAAAAAGCTACTAATGTTAATGTAGGCTTAAAAAGAAGTTTAGAGCGGGCCGATTTAAGTGGTATGATAGAAGCCGCTATGACAGCCAGCGGCATGGAAGTCTATCAAAAAAATGGAAAGGACCATAAAAAAGGACAAGTTAAATCAGAATCAGGTGGTGTAACTTCAACTGGTGAATTGGCTACTCAGGCTTTAATGTACGGTGGCAATGATGTTGTAAAACAACAAGAATATTTAACAAAATATGCCGGACAGTTAGGTATTAGTGTCAAAAAATTAGATGACGTTTTTAAATCTGGCTCCGTAAAAGATTGGACGAATAAGATTGCAGATTTATCTACTGGTCATATTGCCAAATTTGATAGTAAAGCTGATGGTCAGCAAGTTAATGCCGCACTTTATGATGAATGGAAAGCTAGAACTAAAGCTACTCAAGGCTCTTGGTGGCAAGAACCAACTGCGGTAGAAGGTGAAAAAGATACATACGATTTAAAAAAATATGTTGAAAAAGCTATGGCTTCTGGCGCGAATCAGCAACAGGCTATGGATGCTGCATATTATGTAGCTCAGAAGCATATAAAAGCGGGTAAAAACTTTGAAATTGCTGGTCAAGAAGTAACAAAAGAAGACTTAGTAGATCCTTCAACATTTTATGCCAAATATCAAGAAGCAATTGATAATGCTCAATGGACAAAAGTTGGAGAAACTATTGGCTCTGAAATTGTAAAAGCTTTACAAGGCGCCCACTTTATGGAATCCATGACAGATAGCGGTGTTATGGATAAGGAGTTATATTCTTCAAAAAATGACTTAAATGGAAATAATATTTCTGAATCTGCTATAGATTCAGTTTGGAGGGAAGCTCAAGAGAACTCAACCAATAGAGGACTCCAATTAGAAGCTCTTAATACATACCTGGCTGATCAACAAGCTGCATTTGAGAAATTAAATCCTGAGCAACAAGTTCAAGCAACAAATAGTCTTGTTCAAAAATTAGATTCATTAGATTTTAATAAAGAAGAGATTGCTACTGCGATTGCAAAAGCCACAGGTAAAGAAACTAATGAAAACACTATAACTGGTGAAGATGGTAGTTATAAAGTTGATTGGACTAGTACGGGAGATTTAAAAACCCTTTCTGAAAGCGTTAAGACATCTGTTCAAGAAAGCGCTACTGAAGGTATGCAAGATTTAAAAGGTACTGGTACAGTATATATTAATGATGTTATTTTAGGTGGCGGTACGCTTGGGAAGGCTAATAAAGGCGGTGCTAAACAATATAAAGGCTCAACCGCTCGTGGCCAAAATAATTATCATTTAGGCACATTCGCTCGTGGTTCACGTAGTGGCTATACAATTCCTGGTCGTCCTACTCTAACTGGAGAGGAAGGCGAAGAGCTTGTTTGGGAACCAAAACAAAACGCTGCATATATGGTTGGAACAAATGGGCCGCAATTTGCTAACATCTCACGTGATGCTGTTGTTTGGAACGCAGACCAAACTAAACGTATTAAAAAGAATAGTAACACTTCAAAATTTGGACTCGGCGCTCGTGGAATTAAACCGGTTGGGTCTATGGCACTTGGCGCGCCACCTCAAAAACGTTCGAGTGGTGGTGGCGGTGGAGCTACTATTTCTGGTCAGCTCTCTATAGATGCGGTTGCAAATATAGTTGATGTAAAAGAGCCTGAGTCTCCAAAAACAATTCCAGTTTACGCCGATGTAAAAGTAAAAGGTGAAGAAAAAGGCGGACTTTGGAATAAAATTAAAAGTTTAGTTGGTGGAAAAGATGGAAATAAAACAATTCCAGTAACTGCACAAATTACCAAAACAGTTAATAAAACCAAAAAATCAGTTAAAGGAATTAAAGCTACGGCCACAGTGACTAAAGTCAAAAAAGCTGGAACAGTTAGTGGTGAGCCAGTTAAGGTTAAAGCTAAAGCTACTGTTAGTTCGGTAGATTCATCTGGCGCGCAAAGTGCGATTAGTAATTTACAGAGTAGTGCAAGTAGTAATCAAACAATGACTGTGGGCGCTGATACTGGCGCTGCTGAATCAAAAGTTAATGCGCTTATTAGTAAGTTTAATAAGACTTATACTTTAAAATATAACGCAAGTGGTCCAACTAATATTTCTGTTAAAATCAGACCTGATTATGGTGACAATAGTCTTTGGCAGAAAACTGTATCTGTTAAAGTCGATAAGTCTAGTAAACCAGCTGCTGAGGGTATGAATTATAAGAAATATAATTCATACGCAAGTGGTACATCAAAAGCAAAAGGTGGCTTAACTCTTACTGGTGAAGAAGGATATGAAGTAGTTTGGTTACCAGATCAAGGCAAATCAATGATTGTCGGTGCGAAAGGCCCGCAGATGTTAGAACTTCCATCTGATGCAGTTGTTTGGCCGCATGAGCAGTCGAAAAAAATCCTAAAGAATAATAAAGGTATTCCTGCTCAAAGTTATGCTAAAGGTTCTAAAGAAAGAAAAACAGCTAAAAAGGGTTACAAGGCTGGTATTTATACGACCGAAAAAAGAGAAGCCAGTTTCTTTAAATGGATTGCTTCAATTGAAAATTCTGAAAAGAAAATTGAGAAATGGGGCAAGAGCTTAGATAAAGCTAGCGATGCGGCTGAACGTTATGCTAAACAAGTTGGTGGTAACTCAAAAACATTATTTGATAGAGAGGTTTCAAAACAATTTGGTTTATTAAGTAAACAATTAAAAGCGGCCAACTCTGAACTTAAACTTGCGGGAAAAGCTACTAATGCTATTAATAAATCACGGAAAAAGACTACTATTTCTTATAACTTAGACAGCGCGAAAGATTCACCAAGTAAAGAGTTCTATGTAAAAGAAGGCGCGTTAGTAAATAGAAATAAAAACGGCGAATTAACCATAAATGAGAAAGGTATCAGAAAAACAGCTCGTAAACGAGGAAAAACTGCTTTCCAAGTTAATCAAATTATTACAGAAATGCGCTCGGCCGCGCAGTCTCTTGTCGATGAATATAATGGTCATTTAGAAAGCGCAAAAGACTTACAAGATGAAGTTAAGCAAAAACAACAAGACCTTCGAGATTCTATAAAAGAAACTTTCTATGAATTTGAGCATGATTTAGATAGAATCAAAGCGCTTCAGAGTAATATAACTTTATTCGATTCATTTGAGAGTAGGGTATCTGCGATACAATCTTACTTAGATAGTAAAATGAAGGCTGGTTTTGCGACTAGCAAACAAGTTATTGGCCAATACACTAAATTCTTAGAACAACAAGCTGATAATTTACTTGGTAAAATCACAGCACAAAGAGACCTTACTAATTTAGCTACAGCTACTCTTTCAAATGATACAAAAACCTATGATGAATATAAAGCATGGAAAAATGCTCAGAGCGCGACTGCAAAAGCTAAAAAGTATGGCATAAACTCAAGTCAATATCAGAACGCTTTAGCTGAAGAAGAATATAGAAAACAAGAATATGATAGAGTTGTTTTAGGTTCTAAATATGTTAAAGTTGGAAGGGATAGCAGTACTGGTCAGCTAACTGTTACATTAAATGAAGGTAAACTTGCTGATGCAAAATTAAAATCTGAAGATTATCAGGCTGTTAAAGATTATTATGAGGAAGTTCTTCAAAAAGTTCAGGATATAAACCAGGGTGTCGCGGATGTACATAGTGGAATTGCCAGTGCATACGATCAAATCACTAGTGCTTATACAGATGTTGATAACTTTGCTAAAAACGTTATTAACGGTATGCAGGAAAGTGAGCAAGAAACCATCGATTCACTTAAAACATTAAATGATTCACTTCGAGATGCTTTTAGCGATTTAATTGATAGCGTTAGAAAGGAACTTGATAAACAAAGAAAAGCTGAACAAAATCAAAAAACAGAGAAAGATATTACTGATAAAATGAATCGTTTGGCGATGCTGCGCGCGGACACATCTGGTAGTAATGCGGCAGAAATTGCTCAATTAGAAAAAGAAATTACTGAAGCTACTGGGGATTATGAGGATAGTCTTGAAGATCAATTATTAGATAGACTTCAAGATGACGCTGACAAAGCAGCTGAACAAAGAGAACGTCAGATTAATATATTAGAAGAACAATTAGAATATACAAAAGCGATTGGTCAATATGTAACCAGAGCTGAGAATTTAGTTCAGAAATATATAAATGGAACAGCTACGGCAGCAGAAGAAGCTGAGTTAAGAAGTTATTATATGCTCGGCGCCAATGGAAAAGACCCAATGACAAAATGGGGTAAATGGTTGGCAGAAGGCGAGTTCGAATCTGCTGCGACAAAGGTTAAAACTTTTAATGATACTATTGAAAAATTAACCAATACAATTAAAAGTCTTGAAAAGGTACTGGAAGGCATTAATACTAATCCTACTATTGGAGATACTAATGCGCAACAAGCAGAACAATTAGCGGGCCAGATGAAAGAAGCAGGCAAGTCTGCTAAAGAGGTTTACTCGAAGCTAAAAGAAAAAGGACTTAGCGATTCGCAAATTGCCAAAGAAATGCGAAAAGCTGGTTATACTGGCGCGCAAGCTGCTGCTGTTAAAGATCTGAGCGCGAAAGAACTTAGAGAAGGTGGATACTCTGCTAAAGAGTTAGCTAATTCAAAATCTGCTACAGCTTTATTGAAAGCTGGTTATACTTATAAGGAAATTGCTCCTTATTACGGTCAGAAAGAATTACAAAAGACAGCTGCCGATACGGGGACAACAAAAACAGCAAAAGACTTTGGTGGCGGAAAGACTAAACTAGCGGGAACCGCTAAAACAGTTGCAACCTACAAAAATAAGAAAGGAAAAACTGTAAATATTAAAGATACGACAGGAACTTTCTCAGAAGGAGGAAACATTGCTTTTGCCAAAGGATCAGAAGTTTGGTATAAAAATTCTAAGACTGGTAAAGTTACTAAAAAATATCCATTAAATAAATTTACTAAAGCACAAATTAGTCCTAAAAATGCAGAATATAAAGAGTTTGTTCAAGCAATTAAATTTGCGATGACAAATCATAAAGTTGGTAGTAAAGTGCCTGGCTTAGTTACTGCATTAAAAACTGCTATTAGTACCGGTGCTTGGAAGAAAGCTGGCTATAATAAAGGTT